TCCTACAAATGCGAGTACATTTATGAATGATTGTTATTCTATTACTGGTAATGATACTATATATGTTGCTACTGGTAATGAAAATAATAGTGATGCTAATTTATATTCAATTATATATAGTTATGACGGTATTACATGGGTTGGTGTAACTGATAAATTAACACTTATACATGAAGGATATAGTGTTGTGTGGAATGGCTCAATTTTCGTATGTGTAGGTGTTGAAGGTAGTGATTCTAGTGCAACAAATATTGTTAAAAGTGTTGATGGTATAAATTGGACCGTGTGTATATCACCTTCTACGTTATGGATTTGGGATATTAAATGGACTAATAAATTATGGATAATTACTGTAAGAGCATCAGCCACAGATAGAAATTATAATTTCTATTCAAGTCCTGATTTAATAACTTGGACGACAATTGATTATAGTTCATATCATTATGTAACTTCAATAGCAGTAAAATATACCGTTCCACAAAAATTTAAAGGTTTAAATTTATTTTCATCAACAAATTCTTTATATAGATATTATGGTTCAAGCACAACCACATTTTCTAATATTAAAAAACCACAAATTTGTTATGGACAAACAACAGTAGCTGCTGATAGCACTGTAGATATTACAAATTTACCTTATACATCAACCTCAACCTATTTTGCTGTGGCTCAAGTAAGTGGTGAACCAACTACTTATGCTTATGGTCAAGCACTAAAATTATCAGCATCTTCTATTAGATTATATAATCAAGATAGTGATACATCACATACAGTTATGTGGAAAACAATAGGCTATTAAAAAAATAACTAATTAAATATTAAATAAAACAACACTAATTATAAAAATAATTAATAAAAAGATAAAACAACAGTAATTATAAAAATAATTAATATAAAATAAACTAATAAAATTATAAAAAGATAAAATACAATCACAACTATAAAATTATGTTTTTCCAGAAAGATTATTTAAATTCAGAAAAGCAAAGAATTTTTTTAATGTGTCACTTAATTTAATATTACCAATAATTTTAATAGATAATAATTTAATAACTGTGTCAAACGGAATACTTGCTGTTTTATTAAAAAAATAAATCCATATGGCTAAACCAAGTTCTATATAATTAGTATTATATGTAGAAATAATAAGAGGTGTATTATTAATATAATTTTGTTTTATAATATCATTTAATTTTGTTAAAATTGTATATAATTTAGAAAATTCATCTTTTTCCATTTGTAATTTAATTTCATTGATATAATCATTTGATTTTTTCCAAAATGTAAGTTTGTCATCTAATTCAATAATTGTTTTAATTGTGTTCTGTTCTATAAATTTACTCATTTCTATTTTATAGTCATTTTGAGATTTTGGATTTGTTGGATTATTATAAATCCAATATATATTTGGCAAAATAGTTATAAATACAACCATTTTATTATTATATTTTTTATTTATGTTAATTATAGATTTTAATAATAAAACTTTAACATTTAAAATTTAACATTTAAAATTTAATATTAAATAATTAATTATTACTATAACTATTAAATTATAAAATATTACAAGAATGTGAAGGATTAGAAGGTGTTAGATATACTATTTGATTATTATTAATTTTATTATTATTCTTTAATATTATTCTTTATAAAAGTAGATAATTTATATCTATCATAATCAATATTAATTCCAGATAGTATTATAAAATTAGAATTATATTTATTAGTTTCAATAGTATTATATTGTTTTACTTTATAATTATTAGTATATTTATGATTAGGATTATGATAAATATAAAATAATTGTCTTATAATAGTTGTAATAGTAAACATTGAGTATATATAATATATTTTATTTTACATATATATTTTAATTATTGAAAATGACCATAATAAAATTATCAAAAAAATTATAAAACTAATTTAAGTAAATATAAAATAACGACTACAAAATTTAAAATTAAAATAATAAAAAAGTATTTATAGAATACAACAATCTGGTCTAGGTGGTGTTCCAGGCATATTTCTCCAATCTATTTGAGTATTTACATATTTACCTAATCTATATTTATCATAATCAATATTTTGTGGAGACCTTATTTCAAAATGTTCTTGTCTATTTCCTCCTTTATAATTTTTTAAATGATTATTATTATTTTTTTTTGTTTTTTTGTTTGTATTATTTTTTAATTTATATTTTTTATTTTTAATATTTTTATTATATTTACTTTGTTTTTTTATATTTTTATTCATATTAAAAATTATTTATAGTCTCTATTATTCTAAAATATTTTTTTATTTATTTTTAACTTTTTCTTTAAATTATAATTAATTAGTAATATATTTTAACAATATAAAAATAAAACAATAAAATAACTAAAACAGTTCATTGTAAAAAATTGAAATCTAATATTATATAATTATATTTTATTAAATAGATTATTATTATAAAAATAAATTATAATAATGAATGAAAATAATAGAAATAATGATGTTTTATTAGATTACAATACAATGCTGTCTACAATTTTTCTTGAAAAAAAGAAAAATAAAGTAAATGAAAATACTAATTCTATAAAAAAAACTATAAAAAATAAACAATTAGAATATATTGAAAAACATATTAATGATGATTATAAATTTAATGATGATGAGAACAAAAAAAATGAATATGAAACTAATAATAAAGATGTAAATAATAAAGATGTAAATAATAAAAGTGTATATTGTGAAATAAATTGTATTAATTGTAACTCTAAAAATTTAATTGAAATGGATGGATATAATATTTGTAATGATTGCGGATTATATAACGATTGTATAATTGATTCAGGTCAAGAATGGAGATTTTATGGTAATGATGATAGTAAAGGTAGTGACCCAGCACGGTGTGATGTACCTACAAGCGAATTATTACCAAATACGAGTATTGGTAGTTTAGTCGGTTACAGTAATAAAAATAATAAAAATTCAAAAAGAATAAGAAATATGAGTTTTTGGAATGGTTTTACATATCGCGATTCAAGTTTATTAGATACTTTTAATAATATTACTATAATGGCTCAAAATGCTGGTATTAGTCAATGTATTATAGAAGAAGCTAAATATATGTATAAAGATGTTAGTGAAATAAAATCTTCAAGAAGAACAAAAAAAGAAGCTATGAAAGCAGGTTGTATTATGTTAGCCTGTAAATTAAAAGGAGTGCCTCGTAATTGTAATGAAATTGCTGAAATGTTTAAATTAAAAAATAATAAGACATTTCGTAAAAGTATTAAAACATTTGAAGAAATTTGGAAAAATATTAAACTTGGAAAAAAAAATAAAATATCTAAAATGAAACAATCTTGTAATAATAGTGAAAACGATAGTGATACTAATAGTAATAGTAATAGTAATAGTAATAGTAATAGTAATAGTGATAGTGATAGTGATAGTGATAGTGGTAGTGATAGTGATAGTGGTAGTGGTAGTGATAGTGGTAGTGATAGTGATAGTGATAGTGATAGTGATAGTAATAGTGGTAGTGATAGTGATAGTAATAGTGGTAGTGATAGTGATAGTAATAGTGGTAGTGATAATAAAAAAGATATTAAAGAAGATATTAAAGAAGATATTAAAGAAGATATTAAAGAAGATATTAAAGAAGATAATAAAAAAGATAATAAAGAAGATATTAAAGAAGATAATAAAGAAGATAATAAAGAAGATAATAAAGAAGATAATAAAGAAGATATTAATATAGAAAATAATAAAATAGTAAAAGAATGTATAACCAAATTACATAGATTTACTTGTAAATTAGGTTTAAATGACAAAGTATTTGAAGCTTGTCGTATTATTTTAATTTATATAGAAAAAAATAAATATTTAGAAAAACATACTCCTTTATCAAGAACATCAACAATTATTTATTATATATTAGAAAGATTAAATATTACTATTAATAAACATACTATTTTACAAACGTGTGAAATATCTCAAGTAACAATAAATAAATGTTATCAAAAATTAATGAAATATAAAAAAGAATTAGATAAAATAAATATATGTTAAAAATGAATATATATTTATTTGTATTTTTAATTTGTTTTCGTTTTATTTTATTTTTATAAATATTTATATTATATAAAAATTAATTAATTTTATTTATTATTAAATATAATTATGGTTGATTTACAAAATATAAGTTCTAATATTTTGTTAATAAGTTTTGCATTAATAATTTTATGTTGTTTATATTTATTGTATTCACATTTTACAAAACAGCGTGAAATTACAGAATTAAAAAGAAATATTGAAGATTTAAAAAATATTTTTTTTAATCAACAAAAACATAATGATGAAATATATGATAAAATAATAAATAATACTAATGAAAAGAATACAATTGATATATCTTCAAATAATGAAAATATAAAACAAATAAATATAGATGAAGATAATAAAAAAGCTAATATAATAAAATTAACAAAAGAAAATATTGAAAATATTAGTCATTTACAAGAAACATTAAATAAATCAAATATAAAAAATATAGAAATAGATGATTTAAATGAATTAGATGATTTGAATGATTTGAATGATTTAAATGATTTAAATGATTTGAATAATTTAAATGATTTAAATAATCAAGATAAAGAATCTGTAAATGAATTAGATGATGAAGAAGATAATATTAAAGATAATATATATGATGTTATACATTCTATGAAAAATAATGATAATATTATATTTAATGATAATGATTCAATTACAACTGATCCAATGAATGATAATTTAGAAGATAATAATTTTGATATTGAAGATTTAGAAGATTTAAATAATTTAGAACATAATAGTGATAGTGATAGTGATAATGATGAACTTGATAATTTAAGTTTAGATAATAATGATGATACTAATAATGATAACAATAATAATAATGATAATAATAATGATAATAATAATGATAATATAGATGAACTTAATAATTTAGGTTTAAATAATGATGATAATGATGATAATGATGATAATGATGATAATATAGATGAACTTGATAATTTAAGTTTAGATGAACTTGATAATGATAGTGATAATGATACTACTAAGTTTATATCTTTAAATAATAATGAAAATAATGAAAATAATGAAACAATTGAATTAGATAAGTTATTATCTGGAGATATTAAAAATATTAAACTTGAAAAAAATCAAACTATAGCTAATAATAAAAATTATGATGTAAATGAATTAAATAATATGTCATCTAAACAATTAAAAGAAATTGCTAAGGAATATAAAGTAAGGTCATATGGTTCTAAAAATGAAATAATACAAGCAATACTTAATGTAAATAATTAATTTACAGTTGGTAATTTATAAATAATATAATTTATATAATTATCTTCTTTATTTATATTATCTTTAATTTTATTCAATATATCATTTTTATTTGTTTTATTTAAATATAATTTAATTTCTTCAATAAATTTAGAATCTTTTTGTATTTCTTTTTGATTTTTACCTTTTAATTGTAATATTATATTATTATATTCTGTTAATTTATCTGTATTATAATTATTCATTTCATTTATTAATGAATTATCAATATTATATTCATTTCCGGATAATATATTAATATCGTTTTCATCATTATGATTCTTAATTAATAACAATGATTGTAATATTAATTTTGTTTTATCTATCATATTTATTTTATTAATTTTTTTATGATATAATGTATATGTATAATATTCTTCTAATAATGATATAAAATTTTGTCTTTCTTTTTCAAATATTTTTTTATCTTCTAATGAAACTTCAAATTGTGAAATTAATTGTTTGTATTTAAATAATAATTCTTCTCTTTCATTTGATATTTTATTTTTTAATTTATATAAATTAAAATTATCATCATAATATATATATACAGGTTTAGTTATTTCTTTAATAATTGTTTCTTTTTTATCATTAGATAAAACAACAATTTTAATATTTTCATATTTATCTTTAATAGGCAATTGTTTAATTTTATATTTTTTATTTGAATATTTTTGATATAATTTATTAAAAGTAGATTTATATTTAATCATAATATCATTATTATAATTATTTATATAAGTATCAACTTTTGATTTTACTTTTTCAATATCAATAAGTTTTTCATCATCTTCAATAAGAAATTCTATATTATAGTCAATATCATTATACATATTATTATCTTCAATATCTTCAATATCTTCAATATCTTCAATATTTTTATTATCTTCAATATCTTCAATATTTTTATTATCTTCAATATCTTCAATATTTTTATTATCTTCAATATCTTCAATATCTTCAATATCTTCAATATCTTCAATATCTTCAATATCTTCAATATTTTTATTATCTTCAATATTTTTATTATCTTCAATATCTTCAATATCTTCAATATTTTTATTATCTTCAATATCTTCAATATCTTCAATATCTTCAATATCTTCAATATCTTCAATATCTTCAATATCTTCAATATCTTCAATATTTTTATTATTTTTATTATTTTCCATTTTTAATATATATATATATATATTGTATTTTTTTTGTTGCTTAATTATAGTATAATAATATAAATAATTTATAGTTTATTCTTATAAAAAAAAATGGAAAATAATAATAATTTATCAACAAATAAAACATTAGAAAATATTTTGAAAGTAGCTAATAATATTACACTTAAAGATTTAAATAATAATAAATTATTTAAAAATGAAGAACAAGAACAATCAAAACAATTGAAAACAAAGAAAACACCAAAGAAAACACCAAAGAAAACACCAAAGAAAACACCAAAGAAAACACCAAAGAAAACACCAAAGAAAACACCAAAGAAAACACCAAAGAAAACACCAAAGAAAACACCAAAGAAAACACCAAAGAAAAAATTATAATTATATTAGTTTCTATTTTTTCTATTTTTTTATTATTCTTTAAATTAAATAAAAAATTGAAAAAATATAATTTAAAAAGATATTATCATATGAAAGTATAGAAAAGTCAATTTCTATTATCTCGAGTTTCCTGTAATTTTTAATTTAAGTTAGTGTATAATTTTTTAAAAATGCCTGCTATTTCAATTAAACCTTTGATGCCAAGTGATTTTAATGAAAATAATGTTAGTTTCAGTAATGTGATTACTAATACTGAAATTGGGATTAAATATTGTAAAGTTACATATGATACATCTACATCTAATGATAAAAAATTACTTGTTGTTGTGCGTGGTTGTACTGTAAAAACGTTTAAAAAATTAGATAACAAAGATAAAGATGGTAAAATTATTAAAGGTAAAAAAGATAAATATCAAATTTTTATGGGTTTAAAAGATGAAAATTTTATTAATATGATTGAAAAATTTGAAAAACATTTAATTACTCAAGGTGTAGAAAATTCTGAAAAATGGTTTGATGAAAATATGGAAGAAGAAGAATGTACTGATATGTTTAAGCCAACTTTAACCAAACACGAAAAATATGGTTATGCTATTGGTGGTATTTTATCTAATGATTTTGTTTGTAAAAGCACAACTTCTGATGTTCCTGATGTTTCTAATTTAGAACTTGCTTTGGAAAAAAATACTGTTATTGATGTTTGTATTTGTATTAATAAATTAAAGCTTGGTGTTGGAAAATATAGTTTAGGTTTTGAAATTAATCAAATTAATATTAAAAGTATTGGTAACAGCGAACAATATGAAAGTAATTCTATTACACCTGAAAATTTTAATAAAGACAAACTTGTTATTGGTGCTATTCAACAACACGAAAAAGGTGGTAAATTTTGTGAATTGCTTTATGATGATAAGAAATTGCGTATTAAATTAACTGATATTGTTGGACGTATTTTTAAATTTGAAAAAGATGATACTGTCAGTTATTCTATGAGTATTCGTTTAACAGATGAAAATTTACATAATATGATTCAAAGTCTTGATAAAACAATTTTAACAACTTTACTGGCTAATAGTAAAGATTATTATGGTTCTAAGAAAACTGAAAAATTATTGAAAGCTATTCTTAAACCATTAGTATCTTATAATAAAGCCGATCAAGAAAAAATTAAGAAAGGTGAAAAACCAACATATGAACCTTCTATTTGGATTAAAATTTGGCATAGTGATGATAAAGGTTTTGATGGTAAAATCTATAATTCTGGAAATAATAAAGCAATTACTAATTCAGAAGATGTTCTTAATAAAGATATTAGCATTTCTACTATTGAATTTTATAGTCGTCATATTTGGTTTGGTCCTAAAGGAACAAGTATTAACTTAACATTAAATAAATGCGGTGTTACTTACGAAACACCAGTTTATGATATGGATGATTTGGATGATTTAGATACTACTATGAAAAAAGAAGAAGAAGAAAAAGAAGAAGAAAGTGATTCTGAAGTTGAAAATTCAGATGATGATTAAAAATTAAAAATTAAAAATTAAAAATTAAAAATTAAAAATTAAAAATTAAAAATTAAAAATTAAAAATTAAAAATTAAAAATTAAAAATTAAAAAATTTAAAATTATATATATGTAAATTATTTCTTTTCATTATTTTTTTCATTTTTTTTCATTAATTATTAATTAAATTTAATTATTAAAAATTGAATTTAAAATCTTTTTAATCTTTAGAATTATAATATTATTAAATATTTTTAAATTATTATAATTTTTAAAGGATCATATTTTTTAAATATGGGAGAACTACATTTAATATTAGGACCAATGTTTGCTGGTAAAACAACAAGATTAATAAATGAAGCAAATAATATAAATAAATTACAAAATAAAAATATACTTGTAATTAATCATAGTTCTGATGATAGATATAGTAAAAATACTTTTATAACAAGTCATGATAATTTACAAATACCTTGTATTGCTATGTTAAATTTAAATACTATTTTTGAAAATGATATTTCTAATATTAATTATATTTTTATAAACGAGGGTCAATTTTTTCCAGATTTATATGATGTTATTAAAAAATTATTATTTGAATATAAAAAAATTATATACATCTGTGGTTTAGATGGTGATTATAAACAAGAACCTTTTCCTAATTGTAAATTATTAGAATTAATTCCATATTCAACCAGTGTTGAAAAATTAAAAGCTAATTGTTCTATTTGTAAAAAAAAAGCACCGTTTACAAAACGTATTGCAAATTCAAATGATATATTTTTAGTAGGAGGTTCTGAAAGTTATCAACCTGTTTGTTTAGAACATTTATAATTATTTAATAATTTATTAATTTTCTATGATAATAATTTTTTTTTCTTTTTTATTTTTTAATTTAAATAAATAATACATAATATATATAATTAAAATTAAATTTAAATAAAATATATTAATATTTATATTTTTTTTTATTTTTAAAATGAATAGCATTAAAATAAAAAAATCTAAAATTGAGAACAAAAAAAATAAAGACAAACAAGAAGCAGAACAAAAAGACAAACAAGAAGCAGAACAAAAAGACAAACAAGAAGCAGAACAAAAAGACAAACAAGAAGCAGAACAAAAAGACAAACAAGAAGCAGAAAAAGACGAAGAAGAAGAAGAAGACGAAGAAGATGAAGAAGACAAAGAAGACAAAGAAGACAAAGAAGACAAAGATGGAGAAGTATTAAATTTTAAAATATTAAAAAAACGTGGTAGAAAACCAAAACTTAAAACATGTGATGAGCTTAAAATAATAGAATTAATAAAAGAAAAAAAATTAAAAAAAAAAGAACAAAAAGAAATAAATAATAATATAAAATTAGAAAAAAAGAAAGAAAAAGAAGAAAAAAAAGAAAAACAAAAAGAAAAAAATGAAAGTGATAATAATGAAAATGGATCTATGATAACAAAAAGAAGAGGAAGAAAACCAAAAGATAAATTTAAATATGAAACAAATGATAATGATGAATATGGAAATATTAAAACAGAAGAAAACTTAATTATTAAATTACCATTAAGTTGTCTAAAACTAAATAATGAATTGAATTATAGTAAAAATTTATTTTCTTATAATCCTAATTTATCAGAACCAAAACCATATACATTAGAAGATAATACTTTAAAAAATAATAATAATTTTGAAATGATTAATATTAGTAATTTAAATGGTGATGATAATAATGATACTGATTATAATAACAACACTACCAATAATAATGGTAACAACACTACCAATAATAATGATAACAACACTACCAATAATAATAAAAACACTATCAATGATAATAACAACACTACCAATGATAATAATGATGATGATAATAATGATGATAATAATGATAATAATGATAATAATAAAATTATAAAAAATAACAACTATATATCAAATATTAATGAAAATAATTTAAATAATGATTATAATATTGAAAAAAAAAATGAAAATACTGTTTTGGATATTTCAAAAAATAAAAGACAAATAGACATTATATTAAATAACAAATATAATAGTTCAAGTAATAAGTTAAATGTTTTAACTCATTTAGGTGTAAATTTAAATAATAGTAATTGGATTACAACTACTAAAATTGCATGTTTATGGTGTTGTCATTCATTTACAAATACACCTTGGGGAATACCTTATAAATTTATAAATAATAAATTTCAATTGTTTGGTAATTTTTGTATGAGTAATTGTGCGTTGGCTTATTTATTACAATATTATAAATATGATGATAGTTTTTGGGAAAAAATATCATTATTAAATTTATTATATTTTAAAGTATATGGTGAATATAAAACAATAATGCCATCCATAGATAAAATGGCTTTAACTACATTTGGAGGCACTTTAACTATTGATGACTATAGAAATTTAAATAATGAAAAAACATATAATATACAATTTCCACCTTGTAATACAATTATTCCAATGTTAGAAGAAATATATAAAAAATCAAATTTAAATAATACTTTTATACCTGTTGATAAAAGTAAAATTAATATTTTAAATATAAATGAATTAAAATTAAAAAGAAATAAACCTATTATTAATCATAAAAATACATTAGATTTTTGTTTATCTAAATAATATTAACTATTATTTTATATATAAGTTAAAATAATAATTAATATTTCTATTTTTAATTATAGTATATAAATTTAAAATATAATATTTTATATAAGTATAATATAAAATGGTATTGAAACAATTATTTGTATCTAAACCACCCATTGAATTATTAAATAATATTATAAAAAGTTTTGGATTAAAAAATTTAAATGATACTAAAGAATTTAGTTATATAGATATGAATAAAATAGATACTTTAAAAAATTTTAAAAATTTAGAAAATGAATTAAATAAATATTATCTACCTTGTAAAAAAAAAAAATATTTTAATAATATTAATACTTTAACTAATAAGCAAGCAATTACAATTTTAAGACAATTATTAAAAATATATGATTATGATTTATATAGTAAAGAAAAATTTATTAAAGGTATTAAATATTCAGTTTATAAATTAATTAGTAAAAATGAAAAAAATTTTAATTTAAGTAAAAAAAAGAAAGAAATAATAATTTCATTTGATTAATATTTTATTTTAAATTTTTATATTTTATTTTAAATTTTTATATTTTATTTTAAATTTTTATATTTTATTTTAAATTTTTATATTTTATTTTAAATTATATTAAAGGTGAGCCAATAGATTTTACATTTGCTCCTTCTAATTCAGTCATTGGAGAACCTGAACCAGCAAGTCCAAGATTTGGAGGATTCATATAATCAGCACGTGAGCCAGCAGCTGATTGACTAAATTTAGCAACATCTCCTGCACTCATCTCGGCTTGATTATAAGAACCAAGAGAATATTGACTTGATATCCAATCTGAACCACCACCACTCATTTTACGAGATTTACGAGATTTACTGCCTTTGCGAGATTTACTGCCTTTGTGAGATTTACTACCTTTGCGAGATTTACGAGATTTACGAGATTTGTGAGATTTGCGAGATTTACGACGAGCACCACCTGATGGTTTATAGGTATTAAGACTATTAATATCTCCTTCAACTTTAAATCCTGTTGGAAAAGGTGTAGTTAAACTATTATTTTTTAAATTTGACATAACCATATTAGAAGCAGAACTACCACCACTCATTCTTCCCTCTCTAATACGTGGTGAAGTTACAAAATCATTTTTAACTTGATTTGAAACTTTAAGAGCTTCATTAACAAGGTCAGAAGCAGGGGACCCACCTTTTTGATGTTGACTTTTACGTTTATTTATTTTTGAACGCATTTGATTTTTAGATTTACGATTAACAGCCATAGTTAAATTTAAATAATTTATAAGATTTTATATTTTATATATTATAAATATATAATATTTTTTTTATTATTTAAATTAAAATTTTTTTATAAAAAAGAAATTAATTAAATATATAAAAATTATAATATATAAAAAATATAATATATTAAGTAATAAAAAATTGATTATTTTATAAATTAAAAATAATATAAACAAAAAATTATATAATATAAATAATTATAATTAAAATATTAAATAATATAAATAAATAATAGTAATATTATAAAAAATGGATGTTAAATTTTGCCCTGATTGTGAAACATATTTAGTTTTGGAACTATTAAATGATGACAATCCTAATAAACTATCAAGTTATAAATGTAAAAATTGTAGTTATAAAAAAATAGTTGATATTTCAAAAGAACCAGAATATAAATGTATTTATAAACAAAATTATAATATAAATAAAACTAATATTGATAAAAATAGTTTAAAATTTTTATGTAATGACCCAACATTACCTCACGTTAATAATATTCAATGTCCTAATAATGATTGTATTACAAATAAACAAGTAGAAAACAATGAATTACTTAATGAAGAAAACATAAATTTAAATGATGTTTTATATTTAATGGTTAATGAAAATACTTTAACATTTTTATATCAATGTTGTAATTGTAATCATACTTGGACTAATAAATAGAAAATATAAAATTATAATAGAAAAATTGATTTTATTTTAAAATAATTGTAATTATAATTATATAACACTATTAATAAAAATGTTTTTTAAACTATCATCTGGTGAAAAAAAATATTTAAAACATCTTTTCTTTAAAAAAAGACCAGATGATATACTTAATGTAGTTCTGTTTCCTTTTGTTTTATTATTAGGATTTAGTGTGATTGCATCTTATCGCAAATCAGGTTCTAATGTTCTTAAAAATTTTAAAACTAATAATACTGAAAATGAAATTTTAATATAAATTATTATAAATTATTCATACTTTATTTTTTTATTTTTCTATGTTTTTTATAATATATATATTTATTATAATTATATAATTAGTAATTAGTAAGATTATATTATTTCTTATTTTTTTATTTTAAAATGTCAACTAATAACACTATTAAAAAATTAGAAAATACTATTAAAACAAAATATGGTAATCAAAATAATATAAATACAAATATAAATAATTCAAATTTTATTAATAATACTGATACTAAAATAAATACTCTTGTTGTTGGTATTAAAAATCATTTAAGTAGTAATTTAAAATATTGGTTATTTGTCGTTGTTCCTGTATTAATATTTTTATTTTATTTACTTTATAAATATAATTTAGGTTCCAGAAGTAAGTATGTAATATCATCAATAAACTATAAAAAAAAATTAGAAAATAAACCTTTACTACAATGTTATCAACAAGATATAAAATACCAATTTAAATTATGCGACTACTATATTAGTTCAAGTTATATGACACCTTGTATTGGTAATCAACATTATGATTATGTTAGTAATGATATGATTGAAGAAGTTATACAATCAGGTGCACGTTATATTCAAATACCAATATGTGAATCTGATACTGGACCACAAGCTTTACCAGTTATAGCTACTGCTGAATACGGACAAAGACTTATTACAAGTTTAAATACATTAGAAATTAAAAGTGTATTTAAAATAATTCGTGGTAATGCTTTTAAACTAAATAATAAAAGTATAAATTATCCTTTAATAATTCATTTAATATTAAATACTAAAAATGCTTTTACAATAAATGTTATTGCTGATAATGTAAAAGAAATATTTGGAGATTTATTAGTTGATATTAAAAAATATCAAGAATTTCCATTATTTTTAGAAAAACTATGTAATCTTTTAGGTAAAATTATAATTATAGCAACACCAGAATACTATGGCACTAAATTAGAACCTTATATTGTTCCAACTACTAAATTATTTAATATATATCATTTTGATGAACTTGCTGATTTAAATTTACCAAATGATACTATTTATAAAAATTCATATAATAAAAAATTATCAATGAAAGAACAAAATAAAAGC